TCGATGGGACAGTACTCTCGGAAGCCATGCCAAGAGCCTCTAACTCCACCACAGTTTTGGCTAGCTCTCCTCGGCCTTTCTCAGTCTGCATTGTAAAATCAGTAAATCCTGTAAATAGAGAAACTGCTGCTGCTCCTGCCTTTTCACTAGATACCCCAAGACCGGCTGTCGATGTTATTAAAGAGTGAAGTGTATCGCCATATCTGCCGCCAGTCCCAGTACTCTTGCTAAAAGAGGCCGCCACATCGTATTGATCTTTAACTAGGCCAGAAAAAGCGGTTCCCACAAGCGGTATTGACCCAAGAAATTTGTTGATCACACCATCGTATTGTTCAGACGCCCTAACTGCAACACCTATGCTCTCAAAAAAATCGATCGATCCCTTAAAAGCCTTGGCGGTACCTTCGTTCATAAGTCCCAGAGCTTTTCCCAGCTTGCTAGCAGCGTCTGCTGTCTTTGTGGCTTGCACGTCGTAAGCAGCCATGACAGCCGTCATTTTTGTCAACTTAGCCATTGCATCTACAAGATCTTGCCCCGTCGGGATTGAGGTGCCCCCCAAAAGGAATCTGTCGCCGCCGCCTGTGCCGCCGCCTGATGGTGGTGCCATTGTGTATAAACTCCTATATGATTAATTAGTGTTTAAACAAATAAGTCGAGCTATATAGCTCGACTTAATCCTTAGCTAATGCCTTGTTCTCTATTTCAAACTGCTTGAGAAGCCTGCGTAAAAACCATTTTCTTATTGTTGTGGGGATACTGTAGGCTTCTCCAAAAGACCAATGTCCTCGGTACATTAAGGCAAAGATTTCCTCGTAAACATGCTCAATCTCTTTTTCACTTAGGCCAAAAAAAGTCCGCTGACAGCGGCACCTCCAGTTGCGTAGTCTTACCGCAGGCTGGACAATTAAAATTCTTAGTTAAATCAATATTTGGGTTAATCTGTGCATAAATCTTTCTTATGTGCCTAGAGTCGTATGCCGGCATAGAATTAACATAGTTCTCTACAGTCGAACGGCTATCATCACCATTAACCGAAGCAATGATCATTTTTAACAAATCTGTGAGGGGTGTTTCCATAAGATTGTTCTTTTTCTTGCTTTCGGTAATCCTGGTAAGATACTTTTCGTCTTCTCCGTCTAGTAGTCTTATTTCAAGATGTACCTTAGATTTCTCCATTTCAAGAGTATATGTACCTGCCGAAGTAAGTGTAAGACCGAGATCTTCTACCTCTTCTGCATAATTTAACCCATATTCTGATAGATCAAAAGTATAGTCAGAGACAGTATTACAGGATGGACACGACATTCTTGTATCATAGTCTGAGCCATAGCCAGTTATTCTAGCAGCAAGCAGAATTGCGTTGCGGTCACCAGAATAAAGAGTTTGTACATTAACAGACTTATCTATTAGAATATTCTCGATAAACCTATCAAGCATTATTCCCTTTTTTAGTAGAATAGAGGAAGATAGAATATCTTCCTCTTTTGCGGTCATAAACCGAATCTCAACTTCTTCTACATTATGTAAGGGATGCCCCTCAGGATAAAATCTTCCCTTTGAAGGCAACTCAACAAACTCTGTTGGAGTTGCAAAAGTTACATCAGCCCTCATGGGCGGCGGAGCAACGCTCTCAGCAGAAGGGGCCGCAACCCTCTTCTTGTTATTTCTTCTAGCCAACTAACACCTCAAATTGTTATACACTCTAACACTATATAGTGCTTATGTCAAAATTAGCTTGTGCCTGGCACCCAATATCTTTTTCCACCACCGGACCTATTCGGTCCATCATCGGCTTTGTAGAAGGTCTCGATAGAGGCCCAATCATAGCGAAAATCAACGGACAATTCGGCAAGCTCATCATCGCCATAAGACAGGTCCCCACCATAATCAACTTTTGTAATAAAAGCATTATGAAGAGTCCAGGTCTCAACTGGTGTGCCTGTAGAATTTATCTGCTGTATCACGACAGACTGCAAAGCAGAAACCGCGCTACTCTTAGAAATTGTAGTAGTGTCGTTTATATCAGATGGAGGCTTATACCCCGACTCAAGAAGTATTCTAGAGAGGTTAGCAGACGCATCAGGGCTTACAGGATCAACAAGGGTAACGGAAACCGGATCCCAGGTTACACCGCCAGGATAATAGAAGGTATGGTTTAGAAACTGGTGCTCTGCTTCCCCTACGTTTATAGTGGGTTTAGTAACAGACTTGGAATACCAAGTAGCACCATCAGGCATGGACCCGATAGTGACCAAAAATCTAAATTTTCTTTTTGGGTCTGCTGCGCTCGCAACTGTGGTCCAAAAGCCCTGTGAACTCATTTGTTTGTTTCTCCCTTTGCCAATCTACTAATAATTAGTGTCTATATCTCTTTTTTGTCCCTGGTCATCAAAATCAATATCTTCTTCATAAGAGCCGTAGAGTTCTTCGCAAGAGGGGATTCCTCTCGTCGCCCCTTCTACCATATCCATGCAACCACGATAGTTTTGTAATTTTTTAATTCCAGAATCCTGTAGTTTTCTACAAGATGTCTCAAACTCTTTTGCAACATCTCCACACAGACCCATATCCATTTCGCCCAGTAGTAACTCTAGTCCATTTTTAATAACTTCTTTTTCTGGCTGTAAAGCTATTTTTGAATCTCTCCGTCGCTCCTGCTCAGAAGTAGACAAATTCTTCATTTCTAGAATAGTAGATAATTCTTCTTTAACAATCTGCTTTAGTCTTGCTTTTGTAATTATTTTTCTCACAGTTACTCCCTATATCTCTTTTTTATCTCTAGTCGTCAAAAGACGCCCCAGTTCTTGTTATGAAGAAGTCAATTGCAATAAATTCAATTGCTCTGGCGGGCTTGAGGAAAATCTTGGCATACAGAATATTCCTGTCTACCAAGTCAGGTGTGGTAGTTGACTCGTCAAGAATCACTCGGAACTCCGTAAGGCCTAACCTGGCCTGCACCGACCCAAGGAACTTATCGACTTCTGACTTAAACCTCGTCCAAGTAGTCTGGACGTTCTGGTCGAATAGGATACCGGAAGCAATCCTGGATACTCTCTTCTTGAGGAAAATCATAAGCCTACGGACATTAATCCGGTCAAGCGCACTTGGTGTGACCTGCAATGTCTTCTGGCCGAAGACCACGATGCCCTCACTCGGGAATGTAGCAATTGGATTGACATTAGCCGTGTAAAGGTCGTCTCTGTCTTCTCTTCGCAGCCTTTCAGTGCAAGATAGAACAGGGAACCCGCCAGCACCAGTACTTAGCCCACCCCTGGTGAAGCCAGCAGGAGCAAACCAGAGTTCTGCTCTTGCCTCCGAGGAGGCAAACGTTCCAATTGCCACAACAGACGGCGGGACCCAAATAGTCGCGTTAGAGATGTCATCCCTAATCTGGACCCATGGATAAAAAGTACACGCATAAGAAGTATTAATTCTTCTATCCTTTAGTGTGTTCACCGCTGTTGTGACAGAGCCTAACCTATTTTCAAATGTATTTGTCGTTTCTGTGTTGGGGGTGTAAACATTCTCGATGTCTATAACTCCAAGACAGTCAGCTCTAGACTCAGCGACGGCAATCACATGATCTGTTACAAGGGGTTGCCAAACACCTGGGACACTAAGTATATTCCCCTCGACAAACTCAGGATCAGCAACAGTATCAATCGCCCTTTTGACGGTGTAGTAGGCGTAACTTGTTTTTTCAGTCGAATCTGATGCGATGTCTACGTTGTTGAACGGCTCCATCTCTTGAATATCAATGCCGTCAAACCCACCCCAGAGTGGCATTGTAAATTTATCATACCCGTCATCTAGAGCTGCCGTGTGTGAGGAATTGATTGCAGATAATGAAGTGTTAGACGCTCTCGAACCAGAGACAAATACACCCTGCGATCCACTAATGTCATCTAGGGTAAAGATAAAAGAATATTCCGTCTTTGTATTGCCAGTTGGGGTGAAAGCTGCACTACTACCCGGAGATGCTCTTAGATAATCAACATACCCAGGGTCGTGTCTTTTGCTATCATAGCTAAGAGTAGTCTGAATCCCAAAATAAGCATTTGTGGGGTCTGAGAGACCCCCGTCTGACGCGCTTCTTCTTGTGGAGATTTGGGGGAAAAGGAAAGAAGCTGTAAATTCATTGCCGGCCGCTTCAGCAGCAGCGACTGCCATGAAAGCATTAGCTACCACGTTGTCTGCTGCCATGCCTCCCGCCAGGGCTGAACTTCCCGTAGCGTATGTAACGATCTGCGTGCCGGCTATACTTGTAGAACCAGAGTCAAACGTCGCTGTGCTCCCCGAGAAAACAGTAAAGTCCTGTGGCTTGATGGGCCCGTAGAAGCCAAACGGAAGTAACCCTGGGCTTACTGTGCCGTCGGATACGTTAGAGTTCATTTCAATATAAATGTACTTAGACATATTGTTAAATTCGCCATACTGACGAAGTCTCTTTTGCGTATTATCCCAAGTCATATACCTATCGCCAATCTTCTTCGCTACGTAGTTTTCAGACGAAGGGTTGAGATTACAATTTGTAAATTGCTCGATTATTCCCGGAACGTTATCACTATCAGATGCACTTCTAACCTGGACTGTAAAAGTTCCATATGAGTCTATATCATTTCTAGAAGCTTTTATATCAGAGATAGAAATCTTTAGCGATCTAGCCGCCCATTCTCCATGGTTGTGAGCTTTGATTTTAAAAAGATTTTGTGTTCTCGTCTGAGCGTCAAATCCAGAGTAGTTTGTTGAGGTGTCTTGCGAAAAAACCCAACCTGTTTCTGGGTCACTGAACCCTCTATGTCTATAGCTGTAATTATTGGTTGCGGTGTTGTCAGATGCCAGAGGAACCATAATTCCGTATACCTTCCCGGCCGCAGTGTCCGAGATGAAGCCATCTGTGGCATCGTTGGCTGTAGTGGTGGTGGCAAACCTTTCAAAGGTCTCCCCAAGCCAGTATTTACTGCCCAAGTTAGGTACGTCTCCTGTAACCGTGTGTGGACCAGAACCGCCCTGGAGCTGGGGGTTGGTATTAAAAACTTTTCTAATGTATTTGGAGGAGTTCCTGTCAAAATTGAAAGTAGTTGTATAGGTACTTGTGCCGTCGCTGATGGTGGATTTAAATTCTAACCCTGCGCCCACCGAGGCGATAAAGCCTAATGTTCCCTCGTCAGCAGTTCCCGCAGGAGACGAATTAGTTCCGCTCAAGGCAACAGTGCAGCTATCCGTGTAAAAAACGGCTGCCAACCTTCCATTCCCTACATCTGTGTCTATCATACCTGCTGAAGCTGAATTAAATAAGAATAATCCAAACGCCCCGTCATTAGTGGTTGTAGCGTTGGTAGGAACTGCTGACCCGGCCTTCCATCCAGCATAATTACTGGTTGCCTCAGCATGTTGTGTTCCAAGGAGACGGATGTAATTAACCGGGCCAACTCCTGCTCTTAAGTATGCCATAGCAGCATAAGCACCGTAAGTTGGACCAACATAGTTTCCATCACGCCAGACATCATCCCCGCGCCCACCTGGAATTGGATTGCCGAAATAATCAACGAATTCAGATGGAGACCCAACCCTAACAGGTCTCATTGCGGGACCACGTTCTGCGCGACCAACAATAATAGGACCAACATCGGGTAGGTCGTTGGGTAGCTGGGAGTTGTCGATTTCGTTTATGAAAACTCCGGGCGATACAAATCTAAACTTTCTTTCGGCCATAAGGTAAGGTCTCCTAAATAGATGTCTTTACGTAATAAATAGTATTTTAATTACGCAAAGCCCTAAATTACTCTTTATAAAACAGGTCAACCGATCTAGTCGAATCAAAGTCTGGAATATCGCCAAAAATAACTTGTTCTCTTGGAATCTTTACTTCAACGGCATTTTCCCTTATTGTTATCTTCGGACGTTCTCTGTTCGGCCCCTCGCCAATCAAATAACCTAATATTTTAATACTAATTGTTGTCTCATACATTCTTTCTTCGTCATTTAGCTGGGCAATATTGCTCTCTTGGTTGAAGTCTTCTTGTATAAAGCCTTCGTACTTGTGACCCTCGTATTCAATAAAAAAATTGTTTATTTGTCCAGTCTTTGTGATGAAAGGTGTGACGATATCGTTTGCTTGCTGCTGATATTCCGATCTTATAACAACATTATAATCCACTACAACGTATGTTGGTAAAGGCATTGTAACTGTTTCGTATATAACCTTGCCTGGGTTCTCAAAAGGAAAGTTTAGTTGCCCTACACCGACCGTAGCCGCGCTAAGGGAGCCTTTTTTCCTGTAGGAATCGGCGTTTAAGAAATTACTTGTTTTATCCTGCTTTATCCTACGGGCCACAACCACAGATCCGCCCCTTTCGTCGTTCTTCTCTGGTATGTGGGCCCAAGCAACGCCCTTCATGTTGGGATCCTTTTTCATCCCCGTGCGTTCAGCCGTAATGATAGGAAGCTTTAAAATTCCCTTATCGTCCCTAAGGCCCTTATCTCTTTTAATTTGGAAGGCTCTCTCTGCCGAGACCCACAAAACAGGGACCTTTTCAAATCCCTTATTTGTTTTAGCTGATATATTCAACTCTTCATCGAGATATTTAAAAAATGCCCTATCTATCGTCTCTACAGTAGACGGCATTATACTAATTTCTTGTAATATATCGTTTGCATCTTTAACTTTGGTGTATTTACGATCAGGTGGCATCGAATAGACCCTCGCGTGCTCTTATACATTTAGCTGATATCTCTAGCTTATGATCAATCTGGCCATAAAGCAATGCTGTTTCCTCTAAGGTGACTATTTCGTATAAAGAATCTCCATACAGCACAAAATCCCCCTCTCTAACATATAAATCTTGGTCTTCTGTGAGTCTTCTCTTATGAAAGTGAACAGTTATGGATTGAGTCTTGTCAAGACCGATATTCTTCCCATATTCGGTCTTTAATCCCTCGTATTCTATAAGAGCGTTCACTCTTACCGGCGGTAGGAACGTTTTTTGCACTGCTTCGCCATATAAATCGTGAAAATACGTTCTTTCTAGGTCTATTGGATAATAGGCTATTGTTTGGCCAACGACTCTTTCTATTATTTCATCATTAACCTGTTTTACAAGGTCTCTTTCCTTCTTTCCAGCAAAAAGAGGAGGCGGAGGAGCTTCGGGTTGTGTCCATTCATTTGACATTATAGTTTATCCCACAAATATAGGAGATGGTGTCTCCTCCAGAATCTTTCCTGTGGCCTCTAGAAGCTCAGCGTCGTTCTTCATTAACTGCAAGTAGGTAGTCTCCTCCAGAATCTTCTTAAGCTCTTCTATAAGAGCTATTTTTTCTTCTTTTGCTTGCCCCAGTAAG